ACTTCCGCCGAACTGGAATTCTCCTTCGTCAAGTCGGCGAACGAGAGCCTGACTTTCACCGTGCATGAGGTCTTCCTGCCCAAGCCCAAGCTTGCGGTACAGGGACCGCAAGGGGTGCAGGCTACCTTTGCCTGGCAGGCGGCGCGCGATCCCACGCTGGGGCGCATGTGCACCGCCGTTCTCATCAACGACGTGGCGGGCTACTGACATGATCCGGCTCAGACTTTCCTCGGCACCGCAATGGCTGGATCTCGGCCATGGCGTGCGGGCTCTCGCCCTGCCGCTGACTTCGGCAGTCTTGCTCAGCCTGCGCGGCGATCTGGCGCTCGAAGACGCCGACCTTCTTTCGCCCGCCGAGCAGGCGCTGCGCTTTGCGAAAGCGGTTGCCTCTCGCGTCATCACCGAGTGGGAAGGTGTTGGCGATGAAAACGGAAATCCGCTTGCCGTCTCGCCCGAAGCCGCGGCAGCACTCATGGACGTATTCCCCCTCTATCGCGCCTTCGAAGCACTTTACATTGGCCCCTGGCTGAAATTGGAATCGGAAAAAAACGTCTTCGCGCCCTTGCCGAATGGCACTTCGGCGGGGGCGTCTCCTACTGCTCCGCTTGCAGACAACGCTGCCCCGACTGCCCACAAGTCCTGAGTGCGCCTGAAACGCTGGAAGGCTGGCAGGTCTGGGACTTGGCGCTCCGCATGGGCGGGCAGCTTCGGGTGGCCCCCTCTGGTGCGATCATCGGCTGGGACCTCGCGTCCGCGCTGGCAATGGCGTCGGCGCTGGGGATCGATCCACTTCCTGCCGCGGAAATGCTGCCAGTGATCGAGGCGGCAGCGGTGCGCGGACTCAATCAAACCCTGTTGGCGTCTCTGGATAAGGACAATGGCTGAACGCAAGGTGTCGGTCAGGCTTTCGGTCGTCGATGGCGGCCAGTTCAAGGCGGAGCTGGCCGAACTCGGCGCCGCCGGCAACCAGGCGCTCGGCGCCATCGGCACCGGCGCGTCAAATGCTGGCAATGCGGTTCGTCTGAATGCCCAGCAACTTGGCAATCTCCAGTTCCAGATCAATGACATCGCTTCGAGCCTCGCCTCCGGCCAGAACCCGTTCACGGTCATGGTGCAGCAGGGCTCGCAGATCGTGCAGATGTTCGGGCCCGGAACGGGCGTGCTGGGCGCGCTCCGGGCGATTGGCACGGGGCTCATCACCTTCCTGACCAATCCGCTCAACCTTGCCCTCCTGGGTTTTTCAGCAGCAACCGCCGCGGCGGGCTACCTGTTCTCGACCATCGCCGGGCCAGGCGAGGACGCCAACAAGACTCTCAAGGATCAGGAAGACATCATCGGCCGCATCGCCGGCAAGTATGGCGAGGCGCTGCCGCAGGTTCAGCGTTACGCCGAAGAGATCGACCGGGCAAATCAATCGACGGAACTGGCTGACGCGCGCGCCGCCGCGATCCAGCGTGCATGGAGTGAGGCCGCACAAGGGTTCGAGGCGGCGCAGGGCGATATTCTCGAAACCTATTCCATTCTTCAGATGCTGGGCGACATCGATTCGCTCGCCGAGCTTCAGAGGGGAGTGTGGGGCCTTGACGATGCCCTGAAAAACAACACGGCGACCGCCGAGGAAGCCCAGCACATTCATGACCTCCTGATGAAGGTCTTCCGCGACACCGGCATCCCGGTCACGGAAACGCTGGCGAGCAAGTTCGCAGCCCTTGCCGGCGCCATTGCCAAGGCCAAATCCGAGGCTTCGGCCATCGGCCAGGAGTTTTCCGCCAACGTGCCTGCCCAAGGCGCGCTCGCCTCGCTTCAGGCCGAGCTCGATGCGCTCTCCAAGACCGAAGAGCAATTGCGCATCGAGAAGGAACTGCGCAAGGCCAATGTCGATGCGGCTTCCGAGGAAGGTCAGGCGATTGCGGCCACCGTGCACCAGATTTTCGCCGAGACGCAGGCCCGCAAGGACGCAGCGACCGCCGAACGTGAAGGGGCCTCTGCTCGCCGCCAGGCAGCGGCCCGCGCCACCGCCGAAACCGAACGCCAGCACGAGGCCGTTGTCAATCTGATCAGAAGCTTGCAGGAAGAAGTCGAGTTCGAACAGACGCAGGACCCGGTGCAGAAAGAGCTGATCCGGCTGCGTGAGCAAATGGCGGGAGCTACGTCTGAGGAACGGGCCAAGATCGAGGAACTGATCCGCGCCAAGATCGCATTGCAGAATACCGAGAAGGAGGACAGGAGCCTTTACGGCGCGTCCATCGACTATCTCAAGGATTTTGTCGAGAAGGCCGGAACCGCCGCCGATCTCATCAAGGAAGCGATCAGCGGCGCCTTCTCATCAGCTGCGGACGCGGTCGCCGAGTTCGTAAGGACCGGCAAGGTGAATTTCGCCTCGCTGATTTCATCGATGCTCGCCGATCTGGCGCGCCTCGCGGTGCAACAGGCGGTGCTGGCACCGCTGGCGAAGCTCCTCGGCGGACTGCTTGGCGGCTCCGGCGGCGGCATCGGCAGCATTGTTGCCAGCATCTTTCATGATGGCGGTACGGTTGGCGGCAGTGCTCCTACGCGGATGGTTCCGGCACTTGCCTTCGCGGGGGCGCCTCGCCTTCACGATGGCGGCATGCTGTTTGGCCCCGACGAGTACCCCACAATCCTGCAGAAAGGTGAGAGGGTGCTCAACCGCAGGGAAGCGCGCGAGTATTCGAGCGGACGACCGATCACCGTCAACATCGCGACACCCGATATCGAGAATTTCCGCCGGGCACGCACCCAGGTTGCGGCCGACATTGCGCGCGCCGTGTCGTTCGGATCGCGGGGGCTCTAACCCATGTCTTTCGACGAAATCCGTTTTCCCGACAATATCAGCCGGGGCGCCAGGGGCGGTCCTGAGCGCCGCACACGCATTGTCGAACTCGCCTCGGGCCGCGAAGAGCGCAACTCGCCTTGGGTGGGATCGCGCCACCGCTACGATGCTTCCTACGGCATCCGCCGCGCCGACGATCTGGCGAGCGTCATCGCCTTCTTCGAGGCGCGCTCCGGCAGGCTTCGTGGCTTCCGCTGGAAGGACTGGGCCGACTACAAGTCGTGTCTGCCGTCGCAGACTCCTTCTGCATCTGACCAGCTCGTCGGCCAGGGCAACGGGACGGCGACGACATTCCAGCTTACCAAGACCTATTCGTCGGGACTGCAAAGCTATGCTCGCACGATCAGCAAGCCGGTGGCGGGAACGGTGCTGATCGCAGTCGGCGGCGTTGCTCAGTCCTCGGGCTGGTCGGTCGATACCACGACCGGCATCGTGACCTTCACGGTTGCGCCCGCCAACGGAGCCACCGTCACCGCCGGGTTCGAGTTCGACGTGCCCGTGCGCTTCGACAGCGATCTCATGGACGTGAACCTCGACATCGAGCGGCTGGGTTCGATCAACTCCATTCCTCTTGTGGAGATCAGGCTGTGAAGGCGCTTCCGGCGGGAATGCAGGCGCATCTCGATACCGGCGTCACCGCCTTGTGCTGGTGCTGGAAAATCGAACGAGCCGATGGCGTGGTGTTCGGCTTCACCGATCACGACCGCACGCTCACACTCGCAGGCGTCACGTACGAACCCGATTCCGGCTTCGCGGCCTCTGAGCTGCGTGGCAACTCCGACCTGTCGGTCGATGCGCAGGACGCGGAAGGTGTGCTTTCCTCCGACCGCATCACCGAGACCGACATTCTCGATGGCCGCTGGGATAATGCGAAGATCGAAGTCCGCCGGGTGAACTGGGCCGACACGGCGCAGAATGTTCTCATGCGTCGCGGTAATATCGGGCAGGTCCGCCGCGGCAAGGCAGCGTTCGTGGCTGAGGTCCGCTCGCTTGCGCATGTTCTGAACCAGACGGTGGGCCGCACCTTCCAGTATTGCTGCGATGCCGCCCTTGGCGATGCACGCTGCGGCATCAACCTTGAGACCGCAACCTACAAGGGCTCTGGCGCGGTATTGGCCGTCACCGCGGATCGCCGCTTCACCGCGTCGGGACTGTCCTCCTTTGCATCCGGCTGGTTCGAACTCGGTTACGTCGAATGGACCAGCGGCGCCAACGCCGGGCGGCGCTCCGAAGTCTCGCGCCATTCGCTGGCATCCGGCGTCGCCACTATCGAACTGTTCGAGGCACCGGTGCGGTCCATCAGTGTGGGTGACACATTCGTCATTCGGGCGGGCTGCGACAGGCAGTTCAAGACCTGCAAGGCGAAGTTCTCGAACTCCATCAACTTCCGTGGGTTTCCCCACATGCCGGGCGACGACACCATCATCCGCTATCCCAACAAGGGCGACGCCAACGACGGCGACGTGCTCTGACAAACATGATCGAGGACAATATACCAGCCGCTGCCGACCCGGCGCGGGTGATCGAAGATGCATGCTCGTGGCTCGGCACCCCCTACCATGATCAGGCAAGTGTGAAGGGTGTGGGCTGCGATTGCGCAGGCCTCGCCCGTGGCATCTGGCGTGAGCTTGTCGGGGACGAACCTGCATCACTTCCGCCATATTCGCGCGACTGGGGTGAAGTGGGCGGGCGCGAAACTTTTGCATCCTTCGTGCGCCCGTTTCTGATCGAGATCGATCCGGCCAAAGCCGGGCCGGGCGCGCTTCTTCTCTTCCGCATGCGGCGCGAGGCGCCCGCCAAGCACTGCGGCGTGCTTCTCAACGACGGCACATTCATTCACGCCCTCGAACGGCGCGGAGTCATCACCGTCCCCTATGACACCGCGTGGGCTCGCCGGACGGCCTTCGCGTTCCTATTTCCTGCTGGAAATCCCTGATCCATGGCATCGGTTGTCCTGAGCGTAGTGGGCGGCGCCATCGCCGGGCCCATCGGAGCCGCCGTGGGCTCCGTCGTGGGCGCGGTTGTCGATAGCCTGCTGGTTTCAGCATTGACGCCGACGCAGAAGGCCGAAGGCCAGCGACTCTCCGATCTCAAGATCACGACCTCAACCGAGGGCATTGCGATCCCCCGCGTTTATGGCCGGGCGCGCATGGGCGGCAACATTATCTGGGCCACCGACTTCCGCGAGGAAAAGCACACATCTGATTCGGGCGGTGGCAAGGGCGGCGGTGGCGTCGAGACGACCGAGTATCTCTATTTCGCGTCCTTCGCTATTGCCCTTTGCGAAGGGGAGATCGCCGGGATTGGCCGCGTGTGGGCGGACGGCAAGGAGTTCAAGGTCAAGGGCGCAGTCTACCGCGTTCACAAGGGTGCCGAGACGCAGCAGCCGGATTCGCTGATCGAAACCAAGATGGGCACGGGCAACGCGCCCGCCTACCGGGGCGTGGCCTATGTCGTCTTCGACGACCTGCCGCTCGAAAAGTTCGGCAACCGCATTCCGCAGCTCACCTTCGAGGTCTTCCGCCATGTCGATGACCCGGACAGCGCCGAGAAAGTGGCGCGCGCCGTCAATCTCATTCCGGGGGCGGGCGAGTTCGTCTATGCGACGGAGAAAATCCTCAACACCACGGCCAGCGATACGCGCGCCGAAAACGTCAATTCGAGCGATAGCCAGCCGGATATTCTGGTGTCGCTGGATCAGCTAGAAACCAATGCCCCCAATCTCGAATCCGTGTCGCTGGTGGTGGCATGGTTCGGCTCTGATCTACGCTGCGGGCAGTGTCTGATCAAGCCCGGCGTCGAGACCCTGACCAAATCCACAACGCCCAAGTCATGGGGTGTAAATGGGGTCGCGCGCGCCAATGCCCATCTCGTCAGTGAGGTTTCCGGGGCTCCGGCCTTCGGCGGAACGCCCGCCGATTTCTCAGTTGACCAGGCCATCGCTGAGCTCAAGGCGCGGGGCTACCGCGTAACCTTCTACCCCTTCCTGCTGATGGACGTGGCCGAGGGCAACACGCTGCCCGATCCTTATTCGGACAACGCCGCGACCCTCGGCCAGCCCAAATATCCCTGGCGCGGGCGCATCACCTGTTCGCCAGCAGCGGGCTACGCGGGAACCGTAGACAAGACCGCCCCCGCTGCAACGCAGGTCGATGCCTTCTTCGGCAACGCGCAATCGTCTGACTTCTCCGTGAACGGAACAACCGTGTCATGGACCGGCGGCAGCGACTGGGGCTACCGCCGCATGGTGCTGCACTATGCCAAGCTCTGCGCCACCATCAACGCAGCCGATCCGGGCGCCGTTGATACCTTCTTGATCGGTTCCGAACTCCGGGGGCTCACGCAAATCCGGTCCAGTGCCTCGGCCTATCCGGCGGTCGCAAAACTTAAGACGCTCGCCACCGATGTTAAGTCGATCCTGGGTCCCGGAGTGAAGGTCGGCTATGCCGCCGACTGGTCGGAATACTTCGGGCATCAGCCCACCGACGGCTCGGGCGATGTATATTTCAACCTCGATCCCGTGTGGGCAGATGCCAACATCGATTTCGTCGGCATCGACAACTACATGCCGCTCGCCGACTGGCGCGAGGGTTTCTCCCATGCCGATGCGCTGGCGGGAAGGAAGTCAATCTATGACCGTTCCTACCTCGAATCCAATATCGAGGGCGGAGAGGGCTTCAACTGGTACTATGCGAGCCAGGCGAACCGGGACGCGCAGGTGCGTACCCCGATCACCGACGGCGCTTATGGCAAGCCCTGGGTGTACCGCTACAAGGATATTCGCGCGTGGTGGTCGAATTCGCACTATGACCGGCCGGGTGGCGTCGAGAGCGGTACGCCCACTGCCTGGGTTGCGAAGTCGAAGCCCATCCGCTTCACCGAGGCTGGGTGCCCGGCAGTGGACAAGGGCGCCAACCAGCCCAACGTCTTCGTCGATCCCAAGTCGTCGGAAAGTGCTTATCCCTACTACTCGCTCGGCAACCGCGACGACGCCATCCAGCGCCGCTTCATCGAGGCGCTCCATCATTACTGGAACAGCAACAATCCGTCAGGCGGCACCTATGGCGGGCCGATGCTCGACATGGGAGAGCTTGCCGTGTGGTGTTGGGATGCCAGGCCCTATCCCGCATTCCCCGGCCGTTCGGATGTGTGGGGCGACGCCGAGAACTGGCGGTTCGGTCATTGGCTGAACGGCCGGCTTGGCGATTCCGGCCTCGCGGCGCTTGTTAAGGAGTTGTGCAAACGCGGAGGACTGGCCGACACCGACATCGATGTGAGCCAGCTGGCCGCATCTGTTCCAGGCTATCATATCGAAGCGATTGCGAGCGCCCGCTCGTCGATCGAGCCTCTCGCTCGATTCTATGGCTTCGATGCTGTCGAAAGCGACGGTGTCATCCGCTTCGTGCCGCGCGGGACGGCGCCTGTTGCCACCGTCACGCCCGATAACCTCGTTGCGGCGAAGCGCGAGGAAGAAGACATCGAGTTCATCCGCGCCCAGGAAACCGAACTGCCGCTCGCGCTCAAGTGGCGGTTCACGCGCCCCGACAGGAAGTACGAAGGTATGACCGTAGAGGCCCGCCGCATCACCGTCGATACGGCGCGCGTTGTGTCGGAGTCCTTCCCGATTGTCGCTGCGGGGGCCGAGGCCGACATGCGCTGCCGAAGGGCGCTCATGGAGGCCTGGGTTCAGCGTGAGACGGCGAAGTTCCAACTTACCCCGTCGCGCCTGGCGCTCGATCCCACGGACGTGGTGCTGATTGAGCACGACGGGCGGCAGCTTGAATTCCGGCTGGCGTCGATTGCCGATCAGGACGCACGCATCGTCGATGCGCTCCGCACCGACGCGGTGATCTATGGCGCAAGGCCGGGCCCCGAGCGGGACGTGACCCTCCCGCCGCCCACGGTCTATGGCCCACCCATCGTGGCAATGATGGACTTGCCGATCCTCGATGAGGACGTGCCGGCGTATCGGCCCTACATCGGCCTCTATGCCGCGCCGTGGTACGGACAGGCGGCGGTGTGGAAGAGCCCCACGCTCGATGGCTTCTCGCTGCTCGACACCATCGGCCGCCCCGCGTGCATGGGGACTCTTGCCTTCGCCTTCTATGGCGGTCCCACATCCCGGTTCGATCTCGGCAATGCGATCTATGTGGACATGCTGTCGGGCATGCTCACCAGCATAACCGATCTTGAGCTCTTCGCCGGATCGAACACGCTGGCCGTCGAGTCTTCGGCGGGGGCTTGGGAGATCGTCCAGTTCGCCAATGCCGAGCTCGTCGCCACGAACCGCTACAAGCTGACCCGGCTCTTGAGAGGACAACGGGGCACCGAAGGCGCCGTCGGCAATCCGGCACCTGCGGGTGCGCGTGTCGTCATGCTGGATTCCGATATTGCGGCCTTGAGCATTGCTTCAACCGACGTGGGGATTGCTTACAACTGGATGATCGGTCCCGCGTCCGAAGGCCTGACCGACATATCCTATGCGCAGGTTGCGTTCACGCCGCGTGGCATTGGGCTCAGGCCCTATTCGGTAGCCCATGTGAGCCAGCCGTGGAAGTTTGCACGCACGCCCGGAGACCTCACGATTTCATGGAAGCGCCGCACCCGAGCGCCCATTGGCGACAGCTGGGATGCGATCGAAGTTCCGCTCTTCGAGGACATCGAATCTTACGAGGTTGATATTCTGGACGGTTCGACGGTCAAGCGCACGCTCGCCACGAACACCACCGGCGTTCTCTACGCCGGCGCCCAGCAGACCGCCGATTGGGGCGCGCCGCTCGGGCCCGGCAACAGCCTCCAAGTCAGGCTCTACCAAGTCTCGCAACAATTCGGGCGCGGCGCGCCCAAGTTTGTAACCCTCTACTTCTGAGATTGCATCACCATGGCGGATAGCGCCCACCTCAAACTGCCGTACATCGACGCCAATCAGGCGCAGAAGCATGTGACGCACAATGAGGCCGTGCGGCTGCTCGATGCGCTGGTGCAGATGGCGGTCATATCCCGGACGGTCACGACGCCGCCCGGAAGCCCGGCAGATGGCGACCGCTACATCGTGGCTTCCGGTGGTACGGGTGCATGGGCGGGATGGGACCTCAACATCGCCTATTTTGTCGATGGCGCCTGGATGAAGCTGGTGCCGCAGGCGGGATGGCTTGCTTGGATCGAGGCGGAAACAACGCACGTCCGTTGGGATGGCACCGCGTGGGGAGGCCTTTCCAGCAGCGGCTCGGTCGCCTGGGGATCGATCACTGGCACGCTTGCGAGCCAGACCGATCTGCAAGCGGCCCTAGATGGCAAGGCGAATGCGTCGCACACGCACACCGCATCGCAGATTTCTGACAGCACCGCGGCAGGGCGGGCGATGTTGATGGCGGCCGATGCTGCCGCCCAGACCGCATTGCTCGACACGGTTTCGACGGCAGCCAAGGGCCTGGCACCCGGAGGCGGGACATCGGCGCAGGTGCTCAAGGGCGATGGCACCTGGAGCACGGTCGGCACGAGCGGCATTGCCAATGACGCCGTTTCCAACTCCAAGCTCGCCAACATGGCGGCGGCAACCATCAAGGGCAACAATACGGGCGCTGCCGCCGATCCACTTGATCTGACGGCCACGCAAGTCACCGCCATGCTCGACACCTTCACATCGGCGCTGAAGGGTCTTGCACCCGCCAGCGGCGGTGGTACCACCAACTTCCTCAGGGCGGATGGCACGTGGGCCGCGCCATCCGGCGGCGGTGGCTCGGGCGATGTGATCGGCCCCGCCAGCGCCACCGACAATGCCATCGCCCGCTTCGATGCCACGACCGGCAAGCTCATCCAGAATTCGCCGGTGATCCTGCCCGACGGCGGCGAAATCACTCTACCCTATGTAGCCTCGCCAGCCGTCCCCGCCGCTGACAAGCTCAACCTGTTCGCTGGCCGCAAGGCAAGTCGGATGTTGCCGCGGTTCATTGGGCCGAGCGGGCTTGATGTAACCTTGCAGCCGCTCATTGGGTCCAACAAGATCGCGTGGTGGAATCCACCGGGCAACGCCACGACCGTTCCCGGCGTACTTGGCATTGCAGCACCTACGGCCGTGGGCACAGCCACCGCGCGAAACGTTGCCGCAACGAGCATGGCGACCCGTGCGCGCCGGCTTGGTTATGTCAGCGCCGCCACGGCGGGCTCGCTATCGGGACATTATTCGGCGACGGCGCAATTCACGATTGGCGCGACCGGCGGAATTGGCGGGTTCTTCTATGTCTGCCGCTTCGCGGTGTCGGACGCGGCCGCTGTTTCCGGCGCCCGCATGTTCGTCGGCCTGCGCAATACAGTTGCGGCGCCCACCAATGTTGAGCCATCGAGCGGCCAGACCAACATGGCAGGTGTGGCGCAGATCAGCACCTCGAACAATTTGCAGATCGTCTATGGCGGTTCCGCTGCCCAGACGGCTATCGATCTCGGCGCAAATTTCCCGGCCAACACGCTTTCGGCCGACCTCTATGAATTGGCCCTGTTCGCGCCGCCCGACACGCAGGTGATCTACTATCAGGTCACGCGCGTGAACACGGGTGATGTTGCGACGGGCACATTGAACGGCACGGTCGGCACTGCAATCCCGGCGGCGACGACCTTCCTCGCTCACACGGCCTGGCGCTGCAACAATGCTACCGCCCTCGCGGTAGGGATCGATGTGGTGAGCGCATACATCGAAACGGACAACTGAGCCATGACCGAAGATGAAATCCGCGAGATCGCCCGCACTGCCGCGCGCGAGGCCGTGCATGAATTGATGATCAGCCTTGGTGCCGACGTGTCGAACCCCGCCGCGAAGATTGAAATGCAGAAGGACTTCCAGTCGCTGCGAGAATGGCGGCAGTCAATGCAGGCCGTCCGAAGGCATGGCCTCATCACCGCCGTCGGCGTCATCGTCGTTGGCGTGCTCGGCCTCATTTACATGAAGTTCGCATCGCGGCCCTAGCCGCGACCCTTCCATCCTTTTCCCATCCAGCCCGCGCTCCCCGCGGGCTTTGTCGTTTCAGGAGATACCATGCTTCCAGAGCAATACGGCTGGCTCGCACGCGAGCCGGGCCCGAAGATGATCGTCGAAGCCCTCAGGCTCTACGGCACGCTTGAAGGGCCGGGAACGACCAACAACGGGAAGATCATCGCTTGGGCGAAGGAGATCGGCGGGAAGCTCGCCGATGTCTACAAGGCCGACAGCATTCCTTGGTGTGGCCTGTTTATGGCCGTCGTCGCCAGGCGTGCGGGCAAGGAAATTCCGCGCAACCCGCTCTGGGCGCTGTCGTGGTCGGCTTTCGGTGCCGCGGCATCGCGACCCGCCCTCGGTGACGTGCTCGTCTTTCTCCGCCACGGCGGCGGGCATGTCGGCCTCTATGTGGGCGAGGACGAGACCGCCTTTCATGTTCTGGGCGGCAACCAGTCCGACGCCGTGAGTATCAAGCGGATCGCCAGGTCGCGGCTCTATGCGGCGCGGCGCCCCGCCTATCGGACTCAGCCCGCCAATGTGCGGCCGATCCCTCTCACCGCGAGCGGTAGCCTCTCCGTCAACGAGGCCTGATCCAACTCAAACAAGGAGATTTCCATGAACGCCGTTCTTCAGTTCGGTGCGGGCTACCGCACCTACATCATCGCCGCCGTGCTGGTGCTGGTCGTGGTCGTCGAGAAAGGCCTCGGCATCGATGTACCGGGCGTCGAGGTCAGTCCCGACTGGCTGACCCTTGTACTGGGCGCGCTCGGCCTCGGCACCCTCCGCGCCGGGATTTCCGGCGCCAACAAGTGAGCCTCTGGCCACTGATTGCCATGATCGTCCTGGCGGTATCCGCCGCCGGGGCGATCTATCTCACCGGCAGACGCGCTGGCGCCGCCGCCGAGGCGGTTAAAGCCCGCGAGGCCGAACTCAAGTCCCAAAAGGAGGCTTCCGATGCCAAAGACCGGATGCTCGAAGCGGGCGCTGCCGCTCCTCGTGATCGCGACGCTCTCGCTGACCGCCTGCGCGACGGTTCGTTCTAGGCCGTCAATCGTCTGCCCACCGGTTGCCGCCTACAATCGCACCTTCCAGGCACGACTCGCAGCCGAGATTGAACGCCTGCCGACCGGCGCGGCGCTCGAACGTGCAATGCTCGACTATGCCGCCCTGCGCGATCAGGCGCGGGCGTGTGCGAGGGATCGCCGTTAGTCCTTCTCGAATCCGTGGCTGTCAAATTTCAGCGTCCGGCTGTTCTCGGTAACGGTGCGGACCAACTGATCCGTTGCGCCGTTCGGCAGCCGAGCCTCGATTTCGATAGTCACGGTGACTTCAGCCCCGACCTGACCCGCCAGATGGGCAATGACTTCTTCGGCGATGCGTCCAGCGTCGCGTCCTACCCGAGTCGAGTCTACTTGCACCGAGCCGTGAAATCGCCGCAACTGTTGAGAATCCGATCCAGCGGGTGTCGGATCGCCGTTTCCCGGGGTGATGATCGGTCCGCCACCGCCGGGTTGCGGTCCAGGAGAAGGGCCGGGGGCAGAAGTCTCTGAGTCTAGTTGCCGCCCCGCCACGTCTGGTTTGACCAAAAGCCCGGCACTCTCCGCAGCGATTGCGATGTCTTTGCCGCCGCGCAATCCACGATACCGCCCCGCCGTTTCGTCGAAGCTTTCGGCATAACCGAAGGTGTCAGTCCGCCATGTCAACAGGGCAATACCGTCCCGAACGGCTTGAACAAGCACTTCCAGCCCAGCGAGGCGTGGGAGATAGAGATAGCGGGCGAAGTCATCCACGATCTGCCTGATCGCAACGTGATCTCCGCGCCAAAGGGGCACGTCGTCGAGATGCTTGCGCAGGATCGTCGATCCGAGGTTTAAGATCAACAGCTCATCACTGCGCAGCTTCTTGCTCGCGCGCGTCGCCAGAGCGTCGCTTCCCGTCAGCCGCAAGGCTTGCCACGCTACTGCAGCTTGTGGATTTGGCTGCTCTGGAACCAAGAGCCACTGATAAGTCTCCGGCAGACGGGCCGTTACTGCGCCGTCGGCTGCCTGCTTTTGTGTTTCGGCTTGTCGAGCCTGATGCGGGTCAAGATTGAGCGTTTTCTTCTCCGCAACTATCGAGACCCAAGCGAGGTATTTGCGGAGCGCCTCGTCGAGGTCTTGCAGTCGCACCTTGTCGGCCGCCAGGAAAATCAGCGTATTCCGATAGAGGCGAGGTGTGTTTCCCCGCGACTCTAGGATTGCCTTCGCGGCGACCTCCGCCGCGCTGCCGCTCTCCTTGCTATAGGGATGCTCGGCCGCAAGTACCACGAGGCGAGCGTCGAGATCATCGGGCACGTCGGCTCCCGAGCGAGGCAACGGATGGATGCGTGAGAAATCGCCTCCGCGCTTCAGGTCGGCCCGCAGCCGCGTTTCCAATTCGGCCGCGATCTTATCGGGATCGCGCTTCAGCTGCTCGGCGCGATCTTCAGCAAGTTTTGTCACTGTCGGTTGTGTCGAATACCAAGCGCGTGGACCGTCCTGGAAGAGGTAGGTCGCGGAACTTGCGAGCCTGCGCAATGCATCGCCGAACACGGCAGGAGATTCGCCGGGGATGACGCAACCGAGCTTCACCCGCCGGTCTTCAAGCCCGCGATGGGCCGCCGCTGCCGTAGGCGCAGAGCCGAGATAGATGGTCCGGGCCACGCGGCGCGTTGCCGACAGCTTGCCGAGATTGGGAACGTCCGCATCGATTCGCAAGGGAAGCGAATTGGGACCATCGACATCCTTTTCGATAACCGGCACCCAGTTGTCGGAGAGGTAGCGGGTGAGTTCGAACTGAACCCGCGGATCGTCAATCGGAATTGTCGAGGGCAGGATCAATGGGCTGCGATCACCCTTCTCCCAAAGACTGTGAATCACGGCGGCCATGAGCCGCAAGACACCGCGCGTACGTTGGAATTTCACCAGGGTCGACCAGTCGGCGTAGAGCCGATCGAAGATCTCCGGGTGGATTGGATAAGCCGCCTGCATTCGCTTTTCGTAATCGGCGCCGCGGCACTCGGGTGGAAACTCCGCCGCCTGCGCGTGGTAGAGATCGGCGAAAGCCCGCGCGGTGAGATCGCGCTGCTTGAAAAGTTCGCCGGATATCGGCTCGAACAGGCGGCGGCGCACGATTTCGAAGCCCTCTTCCGCCGATGCTGGCCGCCAAGATGAGTCGACGCGTCCCACGACGTTGCGCAAGCGGTCCAGCGCCTCGCGCCCGCGAACGCCACCGACTTCCACATCATCCACCTGCGTATGTGGCGATCCGGTCGTGTCCGACGCCGGAAGCGACACGACGAGAAGGCAGTTCTTGGCGAGCTTCGCTGACTCGGTCAGCGCCTGTGCGAAGCTAAATTGGGTCTCAAAGCTGCCGGCCGGCAAATCGCTCTGGTCATGCAGCTGGCGGGCATAGGCGACCCATTCGTCGATCAGGACAAGACACGGGCCATGCTCGACGAAGAGTTCCCGCAGCACGTCACCGGGGCTTGTTGCCTTCTCGTCGTCCTTGGCAATCCGGGTAAAGGCAGGCTTGCCCCCCAGCTGCCAGGCAAGCTCGCCCCACAGCGTGCGGACGACCGTTCCATCCGCTTTGGTGACCGGATTGCCGGGCGAAATCTTGTTACCCACCAGCACCACGCGCTTTGCCTTGGGAAGTGTCTTGACGCCTGCCTCTGCCAACACCGCGTCAACGCCCGACAGTTCAGCGGGCGTGGCGCCGCCAAACAGATGATAGAGAGCCAGCATCGAGTGGGTCTTGCCGCCGCCAAAATTGGTCTGGAGCTGCACCACCGGATCGCCGCCCTGGCCTGACAGGCGCTGCACTCCGCCGACCAGCAAACGCTTGAGGCTTTCGGTCAGGAAGGTGCGGCGGAAGAACTCAGGCGGCTTGCGGTATTCGTCGCTGCCCTGTCCAAGATGCACCTGCCACAGATCGGCGGCGAACTCCGCCTGCTGGTAGCGGCCGCTGGCGACATCGGCATGGGGCGTAACGACTTCGCGCCAGGGCTTGAGATTGCCCGCCGCCGCTGGCTCGATCAAGGAACCGCCGCCCTTTCGCCTTTCGCCACGCACCTGCTCGTCGAAGATGAGGCGGCGCAATTCCATCTTCATCTTGCTGATCTCGTCGGCTTGCGGCGCGGACACTGCCGTCAACAGCCGATTCATGGAATCGAGCGCGCGGTCGGCATCGTCACCGGAGAACGGCTCCTGATGCGCCCACTTGTTGCGCCAGTCGCGCAGCTCTTGAACGAGAGAACGATCGGCGCGGCCAAGAGTG